TTAGCATTGCTTGAAGTACATCCAATGGAGTTACATGATGTTAAAACAAAAATCGAAACTATCAAAAGTTATATTAAAGAAAATAAAAAGCCTCCTAGATGCTATAGTGATGTTCCTCATGGCAAGTCTGGCAATCGTCAGCTTTGTACCGCTTGCCGCTTTTGCGCTTTTAAGTATTCTTGTTGGGATGATTGTAATGCCGGTGTTGGGATTCGTAAGTTTAATTATAATAACGGTATCTCATATCTTACAGAAGTTCAACTTGAACCGAAAGTCGAGGAGTTGAAATGAAAACCCAAAGCGCTAAAGCTAAAGGAAGACGTTTACAACAATGGGTTAGAGATAAGTTAATAAAAGTTTTAGATATATCGGATGAAGATATAGAGAGCAGGAGTATGGGGGCTGGAGGAGAGGATTTAATAATGGCGAAAGCCGCTCGACAAAAGTTTCCCTACTCTATAGAATGTAAGAATCAAGAGAAGCTAAACATATGGAAATCATATGAACAGTCAGAGGATAACTCTGGTAAGAATGAACCTTTGCTAATCATAAAGAAGAATAATAAAAATCCCTTGGCGGTAGTAGATGCAGAATATTTTTTTAAATTACACGGATGAAGAGTTTGAAGATATTTTAGATGATCAGTTAGTAGATAAATCTAAAGACCCACACACTGCTTTGTTTAATGGTGTGATCGTTCAAGCATTGATAGATGTTTGTAATGATAAATCTTCCAAAGAAAAAGAGGAGGCCGCTGCTTGGTTCTTCTCTTCTGTTGTTTCAGTTATTGATAATTTTGAAACAGTGTGTGACCTTGCAAGTGTAAATCCTGTAAGGGTACGAAGCTTTGCAATTAGAATTTTAGAAAGTGACAACAAAAGTAAACTTAGAAAGCACATGAGTTTTCTTTTACATGATGATTAGGAGGTCCGAAATGGATAAGGTTTCAGATACGATGGATACAAGTCTTCAAACGCAGATAGGAGGAGATCACTATAAATACTGTATGATACAACCAGCAGAATATATCTCTGCTAATAGCCTTAATTTTTTTGAAGGCAATATTGTTAAGTATATAACAAGGCACAGAACCAAAGGCAAAGCAGAAGATATTAAAAAGATTATTCAGTATGCTGAAATGATTTTAGAGTTTGAATATACCATAGAAGAAAGAGAAGGGTGCGACTGACATGTTTAAATCTAATAAAAATCCACAGTTTAGATCAAAATTTTCTGAAGATATCTTTTACACAAAGTACTCACATAAAGATGCAGAGACTATGCATGAGTTAGCAGCCACTCTGGTTGAGGATGTGTGCCAAGATCAGTTGCGTAAGTCAGAGAAAGATGAGTTGATCAGCCACATATCAGAGCTTCGTTTTATTCCTGGCGGTAGATACTTATATTATGCAGGTCGCCCGTCTAAGTTTTTTAATAACTGTTATCTTCTAGATTGTGAAGAAGATACAAGAGAGGATTGGGCTAACTTATCTTGGAAGGCAGAGTCTTGTCTAATGACAGGCGGTGGTATTGGTGCTGACTATTCTGTTTATAGAGCAGAGGGTAAAGAGCTAGGTGGTACTGGAGGTATCGCTAGTGGTCCTCTACCTAAGATGCAGATGATCAATGAGATTGGTCGAAGGGTTATGCAGGGTGGTAGTCGTCGCTCCGCTATTTATGCCAGTTTGAATTGGAAGCATGAAGATATAGGTAAGTTTCTTTCATGTAAGAACTGGAAAGATATGCCTATCGGAACTACGGGACAATCTTTGTTTGATGTAAAGCAAGATGACTTTAATTTTCCTGCACCTTTAGACATGACAAATATAAGTGTCAACTATGATACTGAATGGCTTTTAAATTATTGGAACACAGGAGATGTAGGAGATGTATTTTTAAATAATGTACGACAAGCCCTCTCCACTGCTGAACCTGGATTTAGCTTTAACTTTTTTGAGAAAGAAAATGAAACTTTACGAAATGCTTGTACAGAAGTTACTGCCAACAATCGTAATGCTGCGGATGGCGGGGATGACTCGGATGTTTGTAATCTGGGAAGCCTTAACTTTGCTAGGATTGCTGATGTTTCTCAGCTACGGAACGTAGTAGAACTAGCTACTAAGTTTCTTATCTGTGGAACTTTAAGAGCGCAGCTTCCTTATGATAAAGTTCACAAGACAAGAGAGAAAAATCGTAGGCTTGGACTAGGCTTAATGGGTCTACATGAGTGGTTGATTCAGAGAGGTAGTCGATACGAGACAACAGAAGAGATGCATCGTTGGCTCAAGATTTATAAGTCAGAGTCTGATAGAGTTTCAGATTCTTTTTCTGATGAGATAGGAGTGTCTCGTCCCGTAGCTAAACGAGCAGTAGCTCCAACAGGTACTATAGGAATTATTGCTGGAACATCTACAGGAGTAGAGCCTATCTTTGCTGTAGCATATAAGAGACGGTATCTAAAGAATCGTAGATGGCATTATCAATATGTTGTAGATAGTGCGGCACAAGAGATGATCGAATTGTATGGGGCTGATCCAGATAAGATTGAGTCAGCTATAGATTTGGCTACAGATTATGAACGTAGACTTTCTTTTCAAGCTAACATTCAAGAGTATGTAGACATGTCAATATCCAGTACAATTAATCTACCAGCCTGGGGATCAAAAGATAATAATGAAGACCTTGTAGTTCCCTTTGCTAACACTCTTGCAAAATATGCACACCGTCTTAGGGGATTTACCTGTTACCCTGATGGTAGTAGAGGAGGCCAACCATTAACATGTGTTCCTTACAAAGAGGCTGTCGATAAATTAGGTGAAGAGTTTGAAGAGAATATTCAAACGCATGATATCTGTGAGATTTCTGGAGCAGGAGGAGTGTGCGGTGTCTAATACAAAAGAATACAGGAAAGAATATAATTCTAGACCTAAAGTTAAAGAGATAAAGAAAAGATGGGAATGGTCAATCCCTGGAAGACTAAGTGCTGCAAAGAAAAGAAGTAAAAAGAATAACCTTAAATTTAATTTAACAAAAGAATATTTAGAAAGTATATATCCAAAAAATAATATATGTCCTTTATTAAATATAGCATTAGATTGGGATAGTGATCCCAACCATTCTAGTACTCCATCGCTAGACAGAATTGATAGTAGTAAAGGATATATAAAAGGAAATGTGCAGTGGATAAGCTGGAGGGCTAACTCACTTAAAAAGGACGCAACTCCAGATGAACTTCTTATGCTTGCTCAAAACTATAAAAATATCTATGATAAACAAATACTCTCGTAGCTCAACTGGATAGAGCGACAGACTTCTAATCTGTAGGTTGCGGGTTCGAGTCCTGCCGAGAGTGCCAGATAAAACCTTGACATAAATATAAAGGTATGCATATAATGTATGGTATTAAAAGAAAAGCTTTTGGTAGCGATCTATTAATTTGGGAATTAAATTCTAATTCAACAGGGTCATTTGAAAATGTAGGCCCATTACTGTTTCCATCAATTAAAGAGGCAGAAGAATATGCTCTCGAAAGATGGAAAGAATATACTGTCACACATTATCCCTTTAAGGATTGATAGTTAGGAGTTATAATGGCAGCTAGAAAGTCAATTGGATTATCAACAAAGGTAGATACAGCTAGACATATGAGAACTTCTATCGGTTCTTCTACCAATTCAAGACCTAAAAATAAAAATACAAAAAGATTACATGGAAAAAAATACAGAGGGCAAGGAAGATGAATGATATTCCAACAGTTTATATTGGGTATGACAAAAAAGAAGATGATGCTTTTGAAATTTTAAAAGAATCAATTATTGATACTTCTTCTAAACCTGTAAGAGTAATTCCTTTAGATCAAGAAATACTACGGCGTATTAATTTATATCGAAGATCATTTCACGTTCAAAGTACTGATAATGGTTCTGTTAAAATTGATTGGCAAGATAACAAACCCTTCTCAACTGAGTTTTCCTTTACAAGATTTTTAATTCCATTTATTAATAACTTGCAAGGGCTTGCTCTTTTTATGGATTGTGATATGATGGTAAGGACTGACATAATGGAAGTCTTTAATCATGCTTGGAAAGAAGACAAAGCTTTATGGTGTGTCAAGCATAACTATAATCCATCAGATGATTACAAAATGGATAATCAAGTTCAGACTAGATACAATCGAAAGAACTGGTCTAGCTTTGTGCTATGGAACTGTGAACATGAAGCCCATAAAAATTTAACGATTGACGATGTTAATTTAAAATCAGGTTATTATCTACATAACTTCCAATGGTTATCAGATGATCTAATTGGAGATATCCATGAAGAATGGAATTGGTTAGATGGTCATTCGCCAGAAGAGATGGAAGCAAAGAACGTACACTTCACTACTGGTGGACCTTGGTTTCCTAAGTGGAAACCTAAGAGATTAGTCGATGCTAAGTATGCATTGGAGTGGACTAACTTTAGAGATTCCCTTACAATAGAAGAGGTGCTAGGAAAAACAAAAACAATGAAATGGAATAAAACGTATGAGTAACAAAAATAAGGTGACGGTGGTAACATCCTTTTCGGAGGATGGCTGGGAAACTTATGCCGAGAGAATGATTAAGTCTGCTGCAAAATATTGGGAACCGTCCATCAAACTTGTTGCTTACTACCATGACTTTGATATTAATTCTAAAGACATACCAGAGTGTGATCACATTGAGTTTAGAAATCTAAATGATCTAGAAGAACTGCATCAGTTTAGAAATACCTACAAAGATTTTAATGGTACAGGTAAAGATAGTCAGGGTTATAACTGGCGTATGGATGGTATTAAATTTAGTCATAAAGTATTTGCTATTGCTGACTGTGCATTTAATTTAAAGAGCGATAGTGATGAGGCAGGGAGTGATCAGAATCCTGGCTGGTTAGTATGGATGGATGCTGATACTGTTACAGAGAAAACATTATCAAAGAAAGCCCTTCTTGAATCTTTACCAGAGAAAGTTAATCTAGTACATCTAGGAAGAAAACATTTTACCTATAGTGAAACTTCTTTTATTGGTTTCAATTTAAATAGCGACACAACTCTAGAATTTATTGGTGACTTTATTGGCGCTTATCTAACAGGAGAAGTTTTTAATTATAGAGAATGGCATGACGGGTTTCTATTTGAACGGCTTCTAATTATTTACAAAGCTCATGGCTTGAAGTTCCATGATTGGACCGGATCAAAAGATATAAAGTCGCAAGTAAAAGGTGAGCAAGCCTTCGATTTATTTCCTCTTGGTAGTTATGTAAAACATTTTAAAGGTAGTAGAAAGAAGGCTGCTGCTCAAGGCGTAGCCCCAGATGTTAATGGACCTCAAAGATATGCTAAGTTAATTGAATTGGTAGAGCTTTACCAGCCTAGTACCATTGCGGAAACAGGTACATGGAATGGTGGTCGAGCTATTCAAATGGCAGAGGCTGCATTTAAATCTTCGCATGAAGTAACTTACTATGGCTATGATCTATTTGAAAATGCTACTACAGAGATAGATGAGAAAGAACTGAACAGCAAACAACATAATAGTTTTGCTGCAGTGAACGCAAGACTTACAGAGTATCAAGAGAATTGTAAAAATGCTGGTCGTAAGTTTAACTTTGAATTGTTTAAGGGAGATACAAAAGATACACTTCAAGAAAAGAAAGTTGACTTTGCTTACATTGATGGTGGACACTCTGAAGAAACTGTAACCCATGACTATGAGATGTTAAAAGAAAGTAAGGTTATTGTCTTTGATGATTACATTTCTAAAGATGAAAATGGAAATGATCCAGGAGAAGAATTTTATGGTGTTAATAAACTGATCGAAAAGATTGATCATCGAAAGAAAGTGTTACCCTCTGCTGATAGAATTATGGAAGGAGGTATCACTCACCTAGCTGTTGTTCTAACGGATGATAGCCTTGACGATATTCCAGAAACTCTAGGACGATCACCTATTATTGTACAACCTAAAGATTGTATGCCTAAAGAAGATATTCTTAATAATGTTAAAAAGAATACTTCTGTTATTGATACATGGGTAACAAAAGCAAAGCCTCATTCAGAGGTTGCTATTATTATTTCGGGTGGAAGCAGCACCAATTGGCAAGAAGTGAAGCGTACAATTAGAAAGGTTGGAAAGAAAAGAGCTAAAGTTATTTGTGTTAAGCACTCTTATCCAGAGTTATTAAAGAATAACATTCAACCTTTTGGGTGTGTCATTCTAGACCCTCGCCCAGTTACCGGAACAAGTACGCATGGAGTTGTCCGAAAAGATTTGTTTAAGAAGATTGATGACAGTACTTTATTTATGGCAGCATCTATGACTGATCCTTCTGTTATAGACTTACTGCGAAAGAAAACAAAAAACATTGTAGGGTGGCATGCATATACCAACGCATTACAAGAAAATATTAAAGATCAAGTTAAGAATGATGCCGTAAAGATTGACGAGAAGTTAGGTATCAAAGAAGGAGCTACCATGATTATCGGTGGGACTTGTGCAGCTATGCGATCAATTGGCATTATGCATACTCTAGGCTTTAGAGAGTTCCATCTCTTTGGATATGACTGTTCCTTTCCTGAACCTTCTGATGAAGAGAAGAAAGAAACAACGGATGAAGGAAAGCCAAAGTATCTGAAGGTAGGTGTAGGAACCGAGAGCTTCTGGACTACCGGAGAACTACTAGCAATGGCACAAGACTGTGAGAAGTTATTTGAGAAGGAAGATGTAAACCTTAGTATAAACTTTCATGGAACTGGTACACTGGTTTCTAAGCTCTGGGAGATATCTGATACTCATAAGTTACGCACATACAAAGAGGTTCTTTCTTTATGAAGGGTAGAGAATGTTTTAAAAAGAAAAAGAAAAAATTTAAATTCTAAAATAATTTTTTATAGTACTGTAATTCCCATAGCTTTGTATTTTTCATACATACTAGGATCAACTATAATACATACTATATGTGATTGTTTGGTATAGACAGTAAGTGGAGTTGAGTAATGCTAACAGAAAAGCAAGAGAAGTTTGCACAGTCATATGTACTGAATAACAATGCTACTGATGCAGCAAAGAGTGCTGGGTATTCTGATAGGTCAGCTTACAATCAAGGCTATCGTTTATTACAAAATGAACTTATCGTAGAAAGAATAGAAGAGCTATCTAGAGAATTAAAAACTAGTGTCGATGTTGTAACTGAGATTGAAGATCAATATACCTTTGCTAAAACCAATGGACATGTGAACAGTGCCATCAAAGCTCTAGAACTTTTGTCTAGAGTCAGAGGTAATAAGGTTGAAGATGGAAAGAACATTAGTAAGGAAGAGTTGATTACTCTTATTGTTTTAACCTTTGAGGTTCTTGGAAGAGAACAGGTAGAAGATATGGTTAAACGCTGTAAATTCGACTAACAGTAAAAAAATAAGCCCCAAAATGGGACGGAGAGTAGGGGTAAAGACAGTCCCTGCTACCCACCTACCATGAAAGGGGCTAAGTTTATTGGTAATTATTGTTCAGTCTTACAGAGCATTTACTAAAAATAAGACCTATCTTCCTCTCATACGGTTCGGACCTTTTCTTTTTTTAGATTGAGGCTGTTTTCGTCCAGCAGGAATCAATGATTTTCTTACATTCCATCCAACTGCAAAACCTCCAGCATAAGATACTGCAATAAGAGTGAGGCATATTACAAATACAGTAACTGTCATTTTACTTATCTACGTTGGGGTGCCGACCATTATGCATTTTTTGTAATGACGTAATTTCAGCTTCGGTTTTTTTCAATCGTTCAGAAACAAAACCTCTCCATTTATTTTGTTCCTCTAAATTACTCGGACTTAAAATACTAGACAGGACTGTTATCTGGGATCGTAAAACTGCAACAGTGTTTTCAACACCATCAAACTTTCTGTTCAATTCATCAAAATATTTTCGTTGTTCTTCTTGCCTTTGTCGTAGAGATGCTACTTGATTGCGTACTAATCCCCATGCACCAGCTAATGAAGCTATGACTGCTCCAATTTGAATCGCCATCCTTGCATCTAGTTCCATCAATCCTCTACCTCTACCAAAGGTTTCTGAATATATTCTACAAATATATCCTGTAATCCAGTTTGTAATTTATTAGATAGTTCAGGGCTAACCTGCCTATCTTCTAAAGCTTTAAATATACTCATATCCCCAATTAAATTATCAGGCATAAACACACCATTTTCTATATCGCTTGTGACCTCTGCAACTAATGGTAAAATTAATTCGTCATTAGGATCATACCAGAACTGATTTGTAGCTGCTTCTAAAACTCCAGCCACATCCAGTTTTTTTGGATTAGTTAAATCAGCTTCAGCCTTACCTTTTGGTATTTCATAGTATTCAACATTTTTAAATTCATTAAGTCTCTGTGTAAATTTTTGCATACCTCTATATTTACGTTCTTGTAAATCTTTATAGCTGTTTAAAAGCTGGTCTATATCTTCATTAGTTATTTCTCTTCTCGGAAGTCTTCTTACATCAGCTAAGAAATTATCTTTTGTTTTAGCTATAGCTTTTAATCTACTAGACATGTCATAACCCATAGACTTTTGTACGTCTATGGTTATTGGTCGAATACCCGTCTTAACATAAAATTTTAAATCTTTAGAACTTAATGGAAAGCCAGAGGCTCTTTGTCCTTGCCCTTCTCCTAAGAGTTCTTCTGAACTCACAGACTCTACATACTGTCTAACAGCTTTGATAGTTCCTGGCTCTAAAAATTTTCCAATCTCCGTTATGGCTGTTAGAACTTTATCCTTAGTTGTAGCCCCTACTGCCTCATCATAAATTGGTTTACCTGTTTTTAGATTTGTTCCACTTACAACATTGACTAATGCTTCTGTTAAAAACTTAGGAGATAGATATGCACCAGCAAGTCCCTTTGTCGCATTACCTATAGCATCATCTATTTCAGAGTCAGAAACAAATCCATTCTGCATTAACTTAGCTTGAAGCAAACGAAGAGGTGATTTAAGTACATCAAAAGTATCAGCAGATGTAGAGCCAATATATCTAGATATTATTCGAGGATTTTTCTGGTTGTTATCTTTAACAAACGGTTGAAGATAAAATTGCTTTGCACCTTTTGTCCATTCTGGAGATACAGCATTAACAAACTTTTTATTAGCTTCTGTTATTTTATAAGCATCTTCATTTTGATTAGCAACCATATCCCAACCACCAGCAACAACTCCAGCACCTGCGAATCTTCTTGCCCCATGTGCAGCCAATGCAGGATTTTTTGTTCTTACTCCTTCTGCTATATCTTTCATACTAGTCTTTAAAATATTTTTAGTATTTCTTATTACCTCACTGGGAAACAATACATAGTTACCTATCAAAGGAGTCTTGGCTATCTCTCTAGCTAGTGGAAAAGCATCGCCATATGTAGGCATAGTCTCTCTAACATATCTAGCAGCTCTTTCATCTAAATCATTCTCATATATTTTTTTAGCTGCTCTACGATTAACATTACGATCTTTCATAATATTACTTATTGTTGGTCCTTCTTTAAATATCTTTTGTAAAGCTCCCCTTTCACTTTTAAAAGCAACTAATTTTAGATAGGCATCAGGTTGACCATACAAAGAACCTAGCTTACTCATTGTTTTTCGATAAGCTTTACCAGCTATACCAGTGGCATTTTGCATCTGAGCAGCACCAGCCTTTATTAGTTCCCCAGTAACATCTTGCTCAGTAACACCAAGCCTTCTTAGCTTTGCTAATTTTTCAACAGCTTTAGGATTCTTTAAGGTAAGCTGATTTCCTAAAGTTCCTATTTCTTTTACTGCTGCTTTATAAGCAACCGGATTTAAA